ACCATTTTTGTATAAAGATATTCTAACCCAATTTACATAATCTTGAGGCAAAATAAATCTTAATTGATCAGATACATTTAATTCTAATATTTTAATTTCTTTCATAGCATCATAATTCAATTCTTGAATTCCTCTTTTTGCGTGAAATAAAATATTATATTTTTCTACGTTATTAATTAGTTTATCATTACCAACATACATTAAAATAAAGTTAGTTACAATGTCATCTAATGTTACATATTGATAAGATCCCCAATTAGAATCTTCAGGTGCAGTTCCATTATTTTCGTAATACTGATAGTCAGTTATATAAGCCATATTTAATTTTGTTGAGTATTATCTTCACTTTCTTGTAATTGTCCAAAAGCAACTATTTGTTCTTCTCTTATTGAAACACCTGCATATTGTAATATTTTGTTTACTATATTAGGTTCATCAGATTCTGGTAATTCAAAATCCTGATAATCAGCTTGACCTTCATCAAAAACTGGTTCTCCACCAGTTAAAGAACTGTAAGTCCAATTAGGATCTAATGGGTATCTTATATATTGAGATACAACTATACCACTACTAATAGTAATTGTTGTTGGGTATACTGTTAATGTATTTCCAAATGTACCTGCAGTAGCACCACCTAAAACATAAGCTGGATATGAAGTAGTTGGAGAAGTTAAATGAGATGAATTTAAATAAAATATTTTATTTTGTGAAACTCTTTCTATTTCTCTAATACCTGCTGTTGTAGCAATAACATATCCATTTCCAATCGTTGCTGCTGTTCCAAATGGATTAGCAGACAAAGTTAATTGTGTAGCTGAATCAACACTTATTACATATGCACTTACACCACTAGAAACGCTTGTTAAAGAAGAGTTATAAACTATCTGACCTGGTAGTACAGATCCGTTATTAAACGTTGCATTTGTATCTGTTAATGTGTTAAGAGCAGCTGCTGTTGTAGTAGAAGAAGTAATTATATTAGGATATAAATTTATCTTATTAATTAAATAATAATCTTCTGGTAAATTAAATAAATTAATTCCAGTATTTGTTAATCCTCTTGTTTCTGAAAAACTATCGATTACTTCTACTAATCCTCTTAAAATATCAGCATACCCACTTCCAGATACTCTTGCGTTTTGTTTTACAACCCAACTGTTATATTGATAAAAGTAATCTTCAAATATATCTAATTGAGCTTGTTTTGCATATAAATTAAAATCATTAGGAGTTATGTATCCGTAGTTGTTTTTATTAGCAATAGACATTACCGTGGCTCTGACTGTATTTATCATTTTTAATCTTGTTTACACAAAGATACAAAAAAAAAAAGAGGCTTCATTTTATTGAAACCTCTCTATAATCTTAATAAATTATTTAATTTTTATCCAACTGCTGATCCTGTAATTACAACATCCGATGGTGTTATTTGTACAAAAGATATAGCTGTTCCAGAAACATTTCCTTCTGCTGCTATTTGAGCATTTTGAATACCTGTTAAAACAGTTTTGTCAACATCTGATGAAGTTGTTAAAGTTATTGTATAATCTGTAGAACAAAATAATTTTACTGAAGTTGTACTATCTATTGTTGCTACTGTAATATGATCTGCTGCAACTAATAATGGACTCGATAAAGAAGAGTCATAAATTTTAAAAGTATCATCAATTGTTACATTTTTAAATAATTTTACTCTATAAAATGTTCCAACCAAAGCTTCTACTTTACTTACAACACCAGAACTAAATACAATAAAATCTCCTACTTTTACATTAGAAGTCCATTGCTGATCAAAATTATATAGTTCTTGAGCTTTAGCTGAAATAGTGAAATTAGCATTTGATCTTTGTGCAGTATTAAAAATATCAGCATCTAGTAATATTTCTGTGTTACTTAATACTTCTGCAACATTTGCAAAAAGATTATCTGAAATGTTTCTTACAATATCTCCAACTTGTACTTGATGTGTTGAAAAATCAGCAGTTGATGATCTTACAACTAATGGTTTTTTAATAAAATAATTATTACCTCCTGGGAAAGTTCCATCTAAAGTTAGAAAAGTTGCTGCTACTGATACTATTATTCTAGTAGTATTAGTTGTTGTATCAAAACAAAAATCTCCTGCTGCAACTCCTAAAGCAACAAAGTCTTTACTAGAATCTGTCAATCTATTTACTACTGTTTGTACTGTTAATATTGCACCAACAGCATTAGTATCACCACCTGCAATACTAAATGTATCACCTACTAGATAATTAATACCACCTGTCACTACTACAACTGAATTTACATCTACTACTCCTGCTGTTTGCGTATAAGTAACTGTTAATCCTGTACCTGTACCTGATGTAGCAACCGTTGCTACACCTGCACCAGAGTCTGGATATCCCACACCAGTTGCAGTATTTGAAGCTGTAAGAGTTGCACCAATAGAATCTGAAGAACCACTTGCGATAGCTTCGCTTTGTTTACCTTTTATTACTAACTCAGCATCAAGTGTAAATGAAGAATTAATTTCAGTTGATATTGGTATTGATATAAATTTTGACATTGTTTTAATTTTTTTATTATATTCTACAAATATAGTAAAAAAAAAACACTCTATTTCTAGAGTGTTCATTTCAAAGTTACATTAATTTTTATTTAACTTTATTAATTCTATTTTCTAATAAACGAAGAACTTCTACTCCTTCATCATTTTGGAAAAATGATGCTAGAATAAATAAAGGATCTTCTCCATATGGAATAGTTAAAAGTTTTTTCTTGTTTGTTTTTAAATTATAATAAATGTCTTTTCCATTTTTAATTATCAGTAAACTTTCTGATAAGAATTTAGAACATTTATTTTGTAATAATAATAATGGATCATTAAGCGATTCTAAAAAATCAGTTGGATATCTTTTTGCAAATATTCTTATATCTCTTTTAAGTTCAGCTGAACTCATTTTGCTTACATTTAAACCAATTACAACTGTCGCAATAGTTTCCATTAATTCTAAGCTTAAATCTTTAGCAGCAATCATTGCTTCTAATTCATAATCTAAACTTTCTACATCTCCTGCAGCATCTTGTTCTTTGTTTACTTCTACAAATAATCTATTATTAGATGGATGGTAACTTAAAAATTCTTGTAAAACTGGATTAGTTTTAGGAACAAATAAAAACCCATCTTCAAATACGATTGGTTCTAAAATTGCATTTCCATCTTGTTCATCCTCAAAAGGACTTCTTTGATTTTTAGCATAACGCAAAGATCTATTTATATTTTTATCTTCATCAAAATACATTAATGGAGATCTTCTACTATTTCTAGCAGGAATCATTAAACTTAAAGGAGCAATATCTCCTACTAATTTATAAGTCTTGTCTGTTAAAATACTTGTTTGTTTTTTCATTTAATTAAATTTAAAGTTTATGTTAAAAAAAAAGGGAGGCTCATCAGAATTTTTATTGCCTCCCCTTTAATTATTTATTTCTTATTGTTTGAATAAGAAAAAGTTATTAGCACCTAAAGTACATAAAGCTCTTTCTGATAAGAAGTTTACTTCCATTGCATCTAAGCTAGAAGTAGCTGCTCCACCTGCAGAACCTGTAATCCAAGTTTTATAACGTCTGTCTTCAGTTTCTGAAGCTCTATATCTTACGTGTAAGAATGGTCTCTTAGCGTTTTTACCAAGTACTTGGTCATAAACTGTAGTTGAACCAGCTGGTACTAAAATACCGTTGATTTTTCCACCTTCTAATCCACCTCTCATTGTAGGATCGTTTAAGTATTTCCAGTCAGACTTGTAAAAGTCATATCCTCTACGGAATCCTGTAAATCCTAAGTTCAATGCCATATCCTTATCATTGTCAAAAAGACCATAAGAAGTACCATTTGCACCATAAGAATTTTGAGAAGCTAACATATCGTCAATATCAAAACCGAATTCTCTGTTTAAGAAAATAACATTTTCTTCAATAGATCCCTGCTTATCCAATCTTTGGATAATAGAATCAAATTCAGCTAAAGTACTTGGGTTTCCACCTGACCATACATTACCTCTGTTGTTTACTACATAGAATAAACCTTCAGATCCTTTGTTACCTACTCCTGAAGCTACACCTGCTGCAATTGCTGCAACACCACCTCCTGCTGCTGCTGGAACTGCTTCCACCATAGCTGTTTCTAAGTAATCTTCAAAACGTAATCTTGTTTCGTGTTCAGACTTTAAGTACCATAGGTATCCATTTGCTCCGTTTTCTGTAGTTACTTCAATCCATCCAATTTGAGCCATATCAGAACCAGATACTGCGTAACGGTCTTTAATGATAATTGGTGAGTTACTAAAGATAACATCATCAGCTTCTAATTGACCTTGCATACCGTTTGAACCTTTTTGGAATTCAGAACCATATACAAATAAAGAAGTAACAACTGCTGCCGCTACTGCTTGTCCACCTGCTTCATAATAAGCTACGGTAACAGCTGCGTTAGCTGTATCTACTGCTGTAATTAAAGCTTTGTTAGTTAAAACTGAAGCTCCTGTATTGTCAGAAATCATAATTGTCTGACCTACTCTTAATGCAATTGTACCTCCACCTGGAACTAGTGTGTCATTAATAGTTAATACCGCTGTATTCGCTGCTGCTGCTGCTGCTGAAGTTACGTTGGTATACTTAGTGTGTAATCTTCCTTGTTCTGCCCATTTGATAAGGTCAGAGTTAGAAGGCATTTCAGCACCTACCATTCTCAAGAATGATGCTACTGATCTGTTTCCATATCTTTCAAATTCTTTCTCGTAAGTATCTGGTAAATACTGATTTAAGAAATCAAAATTTGTGATATAATTTGTTTGTAATACTACCTGCTCTGCACTAGGTTGTAGTGCGAAAGTAGGGCTTGCTGCTACTTGTCCTGCCATTTTTAAAATTTTTAATTGTTAATTATTTTTATTTCTACTTCTTATTCTTAAACCTCTTCCTGAGTCTTCACTAACTGCTCGCGCTTGAAATCCCTTTTGTGGAGCTGATTGAGGTGTTTGCCTCAAATTCATATTGATGTTTTTACTTTTCTTAGAAACATCTCCTATGGCATCAGCCTTTCCTTGCTCATAAAAATACTGAGCTAGTTTATCTGGGTTCATTGCTGCATTTAATGCTTTGTGCCAACCTTTTGCGTCATTAACTAAACCATCTTCACCTAAGTACTGATCTATAAAGCTCTGTACATTTAGTTGTTTTGACTTAATTTCATTTGCATCTCCAGAAGAATAAATTACATTTTTATCTCCTACTGCGAACTCAAAACCTTTGAACTCAGAGTTAAAAACGTCTTCTGTTTTTTTCTGAAAATATTCAGACTTTCTTTTGTTGGCATCTACTTCAGTTCGAGCCTCTTGAACGTAATCCTTGTAAGCGTTAAACTCTTTAAGTTGATCTTCCGAAAACGAACCCCCGCTTGACTCAAGAGGAGTTTTATATGTATCCGATAGCTTACTTAAATATTTTTTAGCTATTGCAAGTTCTCTTTTTTTAGAGATATTTTTTTTCTTAATATCTCTCTCTTCATCTACATCTTCATCGTAACCAAATTTATCTTCCATTAGATATTCAATATCTTCGGAATCTAAATCAGATTCAGTTAAAGAATAATATTCCGCTAGTACTTCATTGTCATTTAAATTATCATAGCTTTTATTTGCTTTAATAAAATCTTCAAACCCTCTACCAGTTTCTTTTTTAAACTCTAAATATTTTGACACCTCATCAGGTAATGCTTCATTTTCTTTTTTTTCTGAAAATAATTCATCTACTGAAGAAATATCTTTATTATATCTTTTCTTAATATAAGAAAGAACGTCTTCGTCTTTTAACTCAGGTAATGAAACATCTTCATCTACCTCTTGAGTGGTATTAACAACATTAGTTTCTGGAACCTCAATTACTGGTGTTTCAGATTTTGTTTCGTTAAAGTCAGAAACTTTTAAACTCTCTTCGTGTTTATCTAAAAGATCTTGTTCAACTTCTTGTGTGGATTTTGCCTCTAAGGGCGTAACCTCTTTTACTTTTGTGAATTCCATTTGATTTAATTTTTACAAAGTTAGTATTAATTTAATTACATTTTTATAGCATATCATCTTGGCTCAAACTCCGCTAAATCAAAACCATCTAAACTATCTTCTTTTGATTCAAAAGTTACTGGAGCTAAATTATTTTTACGTTGTTGAATTAATTTTGACTGCTCTGTGTTTGCTTGACTTATTCTATCTGCCTTAGCAGTTTCTCTCTGACCCTCTCTTTGAGACATAGCATCCATCTCAACACCTTTTAATTTCATTTGAAGATCAAATTCTAATTTCATAAGCTCAGCCTTTATAGAAGCTTCGCCCTGCATTTTTTGAACTTGAAATTCCATATCACTTTGTTGTAGTTGTACTTGTGCCTGCGTTTCTGCCTGTAACTTTTGCATTGCAGCCTGTGCAGCCATCTGTTGAGATTGCTGATTAATCTGCGCTTGTTGTTGTGCCGCAGCTGCTTTTGATTTTTCTTCAGCTTCCTGCTTTCTTTTTCTTTTAAGTTTAAGAACTTGATTAGCAACCTTTAAGTTTTTAATTTCTCTAATGTCAATTGCATCTTCTAAGTTAATAGAATCTCTTTGCAAAGCCATCTGGATGTTTTTTTCCAACATAGCTCTTTCCTCTTCGTCAGGAGTTACTTCTATAAAAATACCAAAATCACTTAAATATAAATTCTTAATTTCATTTAAAACTGAAACATTATATTTTCCAATTTGGTTTATAAATTCATCTCTAAAATCTGCATACTCTAAAACATCTGCAATTCTTGAAGATAATGCAGTTGCTAAATTCTGAGTAATACTTAAACCAGCTTGTAATATATGTCTTGTAGCTGTATTGCTATTTAAAGCAGCCATTTTCTGTAAACCTACTAATGAGTTTTCATCTGGCATTGATCCATCTCTAGCTTCATTTAATCCAGTTACATCTCTAATCATATTTAAATAATGATTATAAGTGCCAATTAAACTTTGAATTTTTGATTGACCAGAACTAGCAGTTAATTGCTGAATAGGAACTTTAGCTTGATTGTAATCTCCATCTTGAGTATAACTTCTACCAATAACACTACCTGTTTGAAAATACATTCTTAATGCGTCTTCAGGATTATAAGCAGCACCATTTCCTAGGTCTACTTCGTTTAATCCATCTGCATCTATAAACACACCGTCTGGTACCACCTTAGAAAGAACTTGCTGTAGCTTTAAATGAGTTATCTGAATTAAATCAGCAAAGGTTATCATACGCCTAACTAAAGACTCTAAAACACCTTTATACATTCTTGGCGCACACGCTATAAATTCAGGATATACATTTTGACTCGCTGATTGTGGTCTAGCCATATTCTCAGCCATCTCCCATTTAAGTATAATACTGGTCCCCATAACCATTACACCCTCATACCACACATCAATAGTTTTTGAAACTTTTTCAAATTTACCCTCTTCCATCATTTCAACAGAAGGATTAAATTCATCAGTTTTTTCAATAACTTTTTCAGCGCCTACGTTATTAATTTTCTTTTTATATGTAAAAGTGTTTGTTGTTTTGTAATTAAAAAACAAAACAGTAGCACTGTCTTTACTAAATAAACTGTTATTATAAAACTGAGATGTATTGTGGTAATCATACCAGCTCTGACTATATTTAGAAATTTCATCCATATCTTCATTTGTCAAAGTAGGATCTATTTTCTTTAATTCAATAATAGGTAGAGTTTTAATTTCACCCCAATAAAAACAATCTTTAAAGTGCGGATCTTCTGTGTAACTATAAACTAAGTTAGCTGGATCTACATAATCAATTTTAATTCCATCGCCTGGTAAAAAAGAATGTCTAGCTACAGAGATACCTAAAACTGTTTGATCGTAATCTAAACGTCTTTTAGTTTCTAAATATTTATTTTCTTCAAATACAGTATTAATAGCCTCTTCTTCCGCTATCTCTATCGATGGTTTGTATTTCATTTGCATATGCAAAGCAAGCTCCTCACTATTGTTAGGTAACTCATCTACATTACTAGAGAACGCATCTACATCAAAATCTTTGTTAACCTGAGTAATTAATTCTTTTGAAGCCATATCAGCAGCAATCATACGCTGATACTCATTTCTCCTGTCCATTGACATAGCATCTTGTGCATAGGCATTTACCTGAAAAATCCTATCAGACATACCATTAACAACAATATCTACAAACTTAGGTATAATAGGAACAGGTGTCCAATCTAAGTTAAGATAACTTAAATCACCATCAACCGATAATTCATTTTTATACTTAGAAACAGATTGCTCTCCTCTAGCGTAAAGTCTTAATCTATGAAAGTCACCCCATTGATTATAAAATCTATTTGTATTTCCGTCTTTCCTAAACCATTCGTATTGAATAGCTTGTCCTATTTGTAATCCAAATTCTAATGATTTCTTTACGGAATCAGAAACAAACTGACTTGGAAATCCTGTAGGATTAATGTCTATTTTTACATCTTGCATTTACCTTATAATTTTGCTGTAACTTCCCTTATTGTCATATCTTGCAAAGTTAAACTTTATTTTTGATTCTTTTTTAACCGCCTGATATAAGTGCTTCTGAATAGCCATTAAAGCCAGACCAGAACTGATAGTAGCATCAAACTTAGTTCTATTGTTAATATCAAAACGCGCCCAATCCTCTAAAGTACGACTAAAATACATATTTCCTATTAAATCAGGGTCTCTATAATCTCCACTAAAATCTAATCCTACGTGCTTTTCTATGTAAGATTCAATAGAAGATGCGTGCGATTGCTTTACATCTTCACTTGAGTTTGGTATACCACCTAATTCTTTTTCAGTTTTAGATAGTTTATTATAAGTTTTATCTGGTCTATTTATACTATACCCTCTATAACCCCTGTTTTTAAAATGATATAACAATCTAGGTTTATTGTTCTCCACTAATATTGGCATTCCATAAAAAACACAAGCCATTAATACTTCTTCAAAAAAGATCTCAGCTGTTTGTGGTCTAGCAACATACTCTAAAAAAAATTCATTACTTGGAGCGTCATCCATATTGAATCGAGTTACTCCGTGCAACGCACCATTAGATCCACCTCCACCTACTGTTCCTGATATATCATAACTATCACAGCCAAAAGCACCAATATGATCATTTCCTGGCTGCTTCCTTCCGTTCTTAATATAGCTCTTATTTTGCAATTCTTTTTTAGGTGTCCAGGAGATTAAAAACCTACCACGAGTATCTGGACTCCATAGAACTTCTCCGTCTTTTACCCCGTTTCTCCAGTTAAAATTACCACGAGTTAAAAACCTGTCTTTTATTAAAGAATCGTTGTAATCTATTTGTTGGTATATTTTAGTTAAATTAAATAATGACTGCTTACTCTCATCTCTAAATGCGTGAGACTCAGTTCTAGGAAATTGTCTGTAAAATTCATTTAAAGCATCTGCGTCGTTTTTTAAAGAATCTACTTCATTCTGCCAATACTGTACAGCAGATATTTTTATTGACTCTCCATCAATACCAAGTATCTCTTTAGAAACATCATTAATAACAGGCATACCATAAACATCTATAAATCCCTCCATATTATATTCCATAGGAATAAAAAGATTATATAGTCCGCTTTTAGTTTGTCCGTTAGAATTTCGTTGAGTAGTAGAAGAGTCGTTATAAAGTTTTTTAAAGTTTTCACCACCTTTGTCAAGTGCGTTTGATGTTGAACCCATCATACATTTCCCAATAACCTTACTACCTAATCGTAGACAAGTTTTAGTAACCCTCCAGTTGTTTAAAATATTACTAGGTCTTTCCCATTTACCACTTTCATCGTGTACTAGTAGCTTTAATTTTTCCCCATCATAAGAGTTGTCTCCTGTGTTCTTCCAGTCAATTGTAGTATCTAAGCCCTCTACCTGCAAGTCATCTTCTTCATACATATTTCTTTTTGTAATCTTAGAAGCTGGTACTCTGTAGGCTAGTTCTGTTTTTGGTTTATCCATACCATCTTGCACTGGCTTAAAAAAGAAAGGATAATTATTTGATATAGGAACTACTTTATCGGTAAACATTTTTTTAGCATCCGCCCCTGTTTTAGACAAAATACCTATTCTAGAATCTTTAGATATAGTTGCAATATTAGCACACTCTTCACTTCCCATATAAGAAAATCCAGAACGTCTAATTTTTAAGTAACATATTCCAAAACTTCTTTTGTCTGCCTTACAGGCTTCCCAGTAAATATAAAAAATTCTATTAGCCTCCCTAAAATCAGGTAGCCCAATATCTATTTTGGTCCACTGCAGGTACATATAGTGAGATCCAGTAACATAAGTAGGAAGACCATTATTCATAAACCAAAACCCCTCGTCTCTCTTGTCAAACTCTTGCTCAATGTATTCTACCCATTGATCTTTAAAGTTTGCAGAGGTTTGATGCCACTGAAAAATAGTTGGTATTTTTTTTAATAACTTAGGAACCTCAAATGATTCCCAGTATTGATCTGCTTTTATTTCAGATCTTCTGTATATTTTTTTTGGCTGTTCAGGTAAAGCGATTGCTAAACCATTTATAGAAATAACATCTCCTATTTTTCCAGACTTAGAAATTACAATAACATTATATTTTTCATCAAATCCATAGCTCCAATTTTTAGCTTTGTTCTTATTAGTAACAATACTTTTAGGAATGTAATTTGGTAATTTTACATATAAGTTATTTTGATCTTCTTTCTGCAAATCCTTGAGAGTTATTAGTATTCTTTTTTACGTCAATACCTTCTATTAAATTCTTTTCAGTTTCAATCCTAGTTAATATTTCAAAAGCATCAAATATAGCTAACTTCTTAGTAGCTGCTGCATTTTTTAATTTGTCAGCCGCTAACTCATCGTCTTCTCCATATTTAATTATATGTTCTTCAGCAACCTTTATAAGCTGCATAACAGCTTTTTCACCTGCCTTTATTATTTGTAATTTTATCTGCTTTACATCCATATTACAATACCATTGTTATATTACTAGTAAACATTCTATATAGCTTTTCGCCATCAACCATAAAAGGATATTCGCTTGAAGGCTCATAACAAATAGTATCCCCTTCGTTTAATCCTTTAGCTAACAACTCAGCATTTATGTATTTTATAACTCCAGTTAAAGGTTCTTCAATGTTTGCGGCTTTAATATATGAATCTTTTTTTAATAAAGGCTTAACCATTACATATTTAGAATGACATTTCCATTCGTCTTTATGCTTGTACATAAAAAACTGGTCCATATCTATAAAGAATAAATTGTCTTTAAAAAAGCTTTTACCACTTCTTTCCTGACCTTTCATATCATTATAAAACTTAAATACGTTGTGATGAACTAAGAGAATATCTCCTGGGATTATTTCTCCAGTATATCCTAGAGGGGTACTAACAACTTTTGCAAACCTATTGGAAACGGTATGATCTTCTTTAGATGAACTCATAATTAAGTTAACATCTCCTATCTTTTTAATATTATCATACCTTCTTCCATTGTCTGGTTCTACAATGAAATAAAAAGGTGACTTCATTAGAAATTTATATTATATTCGATTGAAATTGGAATATTAGAATTAAACTCTTTCCACAATAAAATCTCATTAGATTTTTCAATCCAGATTTTATAAGAATCTAAGTTAACATCTTTTTGTATTAAATGGATTTTATAATTTCCCCCAAGGACTTCCTGCCCAGCTATGTAATGCATAGCACTAGACTTGTAGTCTGCCCCTATAGAAATTTTCCTTATGTCCATTCAATTAAAAAGTAGAGTCTAATTTTAGTTTTCTGTAAGTAATATTCACGTAAAGAGTTCCATCTCCAACCGTAGCATTTCCACCTGATAAAGTTATAGCCGTGTCAGCAGGTAAAGTACCACTAACTGGCTGTATTTTATATACAGTGTCAGTTGCTGAATTTAAACTAGCTACAGGCATTGTGCCAGCAATATAAGTTCCTATTTTTAGACTAGCGACAGTAGCAAAATCAAATGCCGTTGTGTTAAAATCCATAAAGATAGAAACGTTAGTTATATCATAAGCATATCCCGCACCAGGTGTTGCTAAAATTGTGTATGGAGTCGATAGAACTTGCAAGTTAGCCGACGAAATAGCAACAGTTAATTTTACCGTATCTACACCTAAGTAAGCTTGTAAGTTACTTATAGAGCAGTTTTTTGTTGCGTTGTCGTTTTCAGCATCAGTTAATATAAAATAGTCAGCTCCTTCTGGGGCGATTATTGGATATGATGATGTATTGCTAATTCTTGCCATAAATATTATTTTTATTCTATAACTTCTGCTGTTTCAGCTGGTTGATTTTCTTTTACCTCTCCAGTAGCTAAATCAATAACAGAATTTAATCCGTATTTTTCTCCTAACTCTTTTTCAACTACTGAAAATTTATCTTTAATAACATCTAAATCTTTAGTAAATAAAACCTGTTGATAAACTGAATCAGCTAGTTTTAATTTTACTTGAGTAAATTCTTGATTTAAAGCTTGTAAATTTTGTAGTTCTTCTGGTGTTAATTTTTGTGACATTTTAGATTTTTTTAAATTAGATTTATTTACAAATATACAAATTATTATTTAGTCTTCAATAACATCTTCCTGTACTTCTTCTTCAACTGGAGGAACAGGTGGCACTGGGTTTTGCCAAGTAAAATATAAATCTTCGTTTACTGGTATAATTTGAGACTCAATGTCTGCAGCAATACTCGCTTGCATTTGATCTACGTCTAAAGATCCTTCTAACCATCCAATAACTAGAGCTTCAAAAGCTTCCGTGTTTTCATAAGGCGTAAAAGGTTCACCTGCTACATACGCGTAGCTTTGTGTTCCGATATTAGTACTTGAATAAGTTTGTCCTCCAGATTCTTCAGAACCTGTGTATCTGTAATGTACTGTGTAGATTACGTTGTCTTCACCCTCTGCTTGAATGTGAGCATTCATTTGTGGGATATCCCATTTGTAAGTAATTGCCATAATTTTATTTATTTATTTATTTTTAAAGTTAATATTTATATTATACAGATGTCAACAGATCCTACTATTCCCGTGTTAGATCCACCTATTGGTGCAAAGTTTACAGTATATACGCCACCACCATTACCATTAGTAAGAAACCATCTTCTTTCACCTCCACTCACTTTTGTTGTTCCCGCAGAGTTACTATAAACTGTATCGCCTGTAGTTGGATAGGTGCCACTTCCGTCGTGATAAAATGTACGATCAGACGAGCTAAAAGTACAAGCATTTCGGGCTACACCTGTTGTATTGAATGCTGTCACACTTGAACAATCTTTATCGTATCCGTACCAATCTGACATTCTATATGGGTAAGCTATAGGCATAATTTATGTTTTATGGGCATTGACACCCGTTTGTTGTTACTACTCCAGATGTATTAACTGATATATTTGGGCAATCACTAGAGGTGCAACCAAAAAATGTTCCTTGACTAAATATCCAATATGAATAAGTTTGGCTTGCTCCTGTCCAAGCTGTATACGAAAGGTTTACATAATCATATAAAACATCATTTGTTACTAATCCATTAATAGGATTTCTTGTTGTAAAAAGAGTTATATCCTGTTCATTGCCAGATTGAGCTAATGTTAAAGTAATTTGATAATAACCCCTCGTAACTGGGTTTGGTGTACAACCAGTGTTTACAGTTGGATAAGAATTACCTGAACCTGCACTATTACCTCCATTTACTAAATCATATAAATGAATAGGATTTGTTATAGTACCTGAGCCATAAGTCCCGTACAAAGCTTCTTGAGCTATTCCTTTTAATGTTAATATGCCTGATGTCGGTACTGCCATTATATATTACAATTACATTTATTACAAGTACAAGGTTTTGATTTTAATAAATCTATTTCAGCTTTTAATTCTTTTATAGCTTCTATTAGTAATCCAGATATGTTACCGTAAGCAACAGATTTCATTCCTTTATCATCTTCTCTAACAACCTCTGGAATTACTTTTTCTATTTCTTGCGCTATTACACCTATAGACTTAATGTCCTCTCCTATTTTATTAAATTCAACACCTCTAAGTTTATCTATTTTATTTAAAGCATTGTCTATGGTTTTTATATTTTCTTTTACTCTTGCATCAGAGTAAGCTATAATATCGCCTGTCGCTCTAATAGTTCCCTTAACGTCTAATTTGTAAGAAGGGCTTAGATCATTTATACCCAAGCTACCATCAATCGATACGTTAGCATAGTTGTTAGCCGTTGTAGAGTTTCCGTTTGAATTTATAAATCTAAAATAACTATTTACAATACCACTTCCAGGTGTCTGAGTTGGTCTAAACTTCATTTCAGGGATTCCTGAATTATAGCCGTTATATGTCATTTCAATAGAGTCGTATGCTCCAGAATCACCTACATTTGAAAGTCTTATTCCTGATGTTCCTCCAGCAAC